ATGATCTATACGATCAACTATCTGCTCGCAGCGTATCTCCAGACGCAAGAGGGTGGCGGGAATAAGATTGTAAGGGTTGAGAAAGTCCGACCCGGTAAAGCCAAGTTTTTCTTCAATATCACACCCGAAGAATACGAAGAAATTCAATTAAAGTTTCGGTATAGCGCGGCCTCTGAATATGAGCAGGTGCGCAAACAGACCATTGATCTGTGCTACCTTTTTCTGTTTGCATTGGGGGCTGTATGATTGAAGTGATTATTTCTAAGAATCAGCCTGTCGAAGTGGTGATGGCTAGCAATCAACCCATTGAGGTTGTCGTGGAGGACGAATGAGCTGCACAACTGATTGTTGGGAATTTTTTCCAGGGGAATCCAAAACCCTAGAAATTGAGATGAAGCAGTTTAATAATGCTCACGATTGCAAAGAAATTTTTCCCATTTCAACCGATACCAATCGAAAAATAATAGTGACGATACCCGGAGAGCCGGATGATTTGGTTTTGGATTTAACCACGACTCCGCCGGTTGTCGTAGTCACTGAGATTTTGGGAACGCTTAAGGTTACTTTGAGACCAGAGGACACTCTTCTTATGCGGAGCGGGTCGGTGACTGTGAAACATGATGCCCTAGGAGATGAGACGGACGTGAAGATTGGCGTGGCGATTAATGTGGTGAAGAAACAAAAGGTTCCCGAATGTTAGGAGAGGAATAATGCCTGATCTTCCAGTTACTCCAGTAGGGTTCCAGGACGGCCCAACTGAAGCGGTTAACAAAAGGATTCTTTTTAAGGACTTAGTCCTTACACCAGAGCAATTAAAAAAGGTTTTCCTTTTTGGCGTAGATTTGACTGACGATGATGGGAATGCTTTCCCAGAAGAACTGCTTGAGTTTTATATTAGGGCTGCACAGCAATGGTTCGAGACAGAGATCGGTGGACTAAAACTTTGCGAGACTCAATTCACTGAGGTCCACGATTATCGGTTGGGCGATTACATACAGTATAGTTTTATCAGACTATTTAAATACCCGACTCAAGAGGTCAGTAAGGTCTCGATCCAATTTCCGTTAACGGATAATCTTCTCGAATTTGATCCAGCATGGTATCGGGTTGAGTCGGTTGGTTCGCAGGTTAACCTTTTTCCTACTCAGGGAACTTTCAGTTCTATTTTACTTTCTCAGGGTGGCTCTTTTATTCCTTTAATATATTCTGGGATTCAGTTTGTTCCTCATGTTCTTCATATTGAGTACAAGGCGGGATTTAAAAAGGGAGAAGTCCCAACCAACATTCTCAATGTGATTGGCATGAAGGCGTCTCTCGGTCCCCTCAATATTGCTGGTGACCTTATCGCGGGCGCGGGTATTGCGACCAAATCAGTCAGTATCGATGGAATCAGCCAGTCCATTGGTACGACGGCAAGTGCGACAAACGCTGGCTATGGTGCTCGTATTCTTCAATATGAAAAACAAATAAAGGATCAGATGGGGACTCTAAGAAATCATCATCTTGGAATTCAACTCGTTGTGGCGTAATGACATTTCAACCTTCTAGTCCAAATCGACATCCAAAAAGGCTAGGTAAGCCGGGGCGGGTAGATTTTGATGTTGTTGAGCTTGATAATTTAATAGACGATCAGGGGATCAATTTAAAAATTACTCCCTCCATCCTATGTCCGAATAGAGATAAATTGGGAAGCACTAATCACGCTTTGGATTGTGATGTTTGTAATGGCGATGAGGCGGTTGACCTTACAAAAGATTGTATTGAGACATTTGGAGTGATCCAAAGTATTCGACATGAGAAGACTTTTGAGGTGCAAGGCATTTGGGACGAAAAAGATGCCACGGTAACTTTGAAATCTCCAATTAGAATTTATTTTTGGTATAAGGTTGAAGTTTTGGATCATGCATCTATCTATAATGAGCTGATTAAAAGAGATGACGATGATACGGATAAACTTAGATATCCGACTAATCGATCTTGCGACATACCTTTTTTCCTAGTGGACTCGGATGGGAAGACTTATGAAAAAGGTCCTGATTATAGAATTATTCAAGATCAATTTATTGAATGGGAGACGGCAAATCGGCCTGTCGTAGGCACTCTTTTCTCTATCGCTTATCCAGTATTCCCAACTTTTAGAGTTTTAGAAACGCTGCATGAAAACCGTTATTATAATGTGACTTCAAAGCAAAAGGTAAGAGTTCCGGTAAATCTTCCTCAACAAGCGGTGATCCGTTGGGATTATTTGGCAAACCGGCAGGGCAATAGACAGCTTATAGATGACGAGCCAACGCCATGAAGCTTTCTGTCGCCACAAAATTAGCTGATATTGGAATTGCTATAGATGGGCTCAGCTCTGAAATTCAAGGTAAATTCCACCATGCGGTCATAGCTATTGCAGAAGGCGCTCGAAGTAGATGGATTGATTTTGCTAAAGTGAGACTTAAAACATCAAGAGCCGACTATATTATCGGGTTAAAGCAGGCGGAGAGTTTCAGGTCTTATACTAGGGGTTCGACTATTGTGCATGAGATCCAATTGGTCGGTGAAATGCCTAATAATTTTGAGTTTGGGATGACTGGTTTTGATATGAAAGCGGTAAGGCCTGGATGGCTCGGTGGGGCTAAAGCGAAGACCTCGAAGGATGGAACGAAGTACATCCATATTCCATTTAGGCAATCGGCCACGATGGCAAATCTTTATTCTGGCAAAGCTGCGTTAACCAGGACACACGATATACGGAGGCACGTCGCGTGGGCCGCAAGAAGGTATGGCTTAAATCAAACGATACGTTCTGGTCGTAGTATAAAGACAAAGCCGATCACAATCCCAAAGACTGCAACGGTGCATCCTTATCTAAGAGGATTAACCAAATATCAAACAAAAATAAAGGGGATAACTAAGTCGGGCAAAGAAAAAGGCAGCTCAACTTTGATGACTTTTAGAACGATGTCAGAAAAAAGTGATCCTGGTGCTTGGATTCATCCAGGGATCACGGGTGCTAAATTGTTGCCACTAGTGGAGCGATGGGTGGACAATGAGCTTAACCATGTAGTCGATCATATTATGAGGGCCTCTAGGTGAATCAAAATTTTGGACCATCGATAGATCCAGATCAAATAAACCCAAATAAGTTGGTCTATCCCTCTCCTGGGATTGTCCCTCCTGAATTCGTGGGTATTTTTCCAGTTGATTTCATTTTGGAGACAATCATCCGTGCTGGTCTTGATTGGTTTCGTACAACGCCAGACGCACCGGGTAGAGTTTTTGGGCAGCTTAAGGCCCCATGGCTCTCAGCGCGCTATGGACAAAAGAAGATTGATGAGATCGCGGATTACATAAAAAAATTTGAGATTAGAATCGTTCAGCACTATTCGTTAATCGCAAAGCAAACTCCTTGCATTTCAATCCAGCTTTTAGAGGCCAATGAAGAGACCAGTAGGGCTGGCTTTGAGGATCACCTCCGAGAAGTTGACAATTTGAATTCGGCTAACGACGCGGTTCTCGGGCGGGAAAGCCAGGGATATGTACCAATAATCGATAATATGCACATAGGAATTCATGCCTCAGAGACTCCTGATCTGGTAAAGTACATTTATTATTTACTGATTTATTTGCTCAGCGCGTTTAAAACCGATCTTCAAGATCGTGGGCTTATGCTGACAACTTTTAGGGCTACAGATTTGTCTCGCATCAATGAATATTTGCCAAGTAACGTCTATTCTCGTTTTATTAATTTTCAAACATTTACCATCGCCCCGTATAAAAAGGACGATTTACCGATCATTGATGAAATTTTAGGTCTCACTGTGGATCAGAGCGGAGATTCCGAGAAGAAGAAGAAGACTGACGAGATTAAACTTGATCAGGGCCTAGGGGTTTGTGACACGACTTCCGATGGGGGTTAAGATGTACGAAGAAGATTCTGAAGAAGAAAATGCTGAGGTAGAGGAGCAAGAGGAATCGTCCGAAAGGGTAGAAGAACCACCTGCCCCAGAGCCTCAGCCCCATGGAAATTTGGATGCCAAGGTTAAATCGATCATGGAATCTAAGCTTCCAGAATCCGAGAAACAAGCTTACTTGGTGCGTCTAGGGGTTATAAAAGAAGAGAAACAGACAGGTATTCCCTTTAAGGTTTGGGCGAAGATTAGGAAAATCCCGCACAATTTACATGAGGCGATGATAGCTTGGCCAAGAGTAAAGGGGCGGGAAAAGGCAAGTCTTCAAGAGTGGGATAAACTTTTCAAGGATTTTTAAGGAGATAACCGATGGCTATTGCACGAACTTTTAATGGGGCCACTTTGCTTGATCCTGGGGTCTACTCTAGGCTCATCGTTGAGAACCTGGCGGGATTCCCCTTACAACCTACTGGCTTTGTCGGGATTATTGGGGAGGCTCAGGGAGGTCGGCCCCGAGTCTTGGATATTCTTCAACAAACTGAGATCCAGGATGCAAAGGCTCGGTATAAATCGGGTCCGATTGCAGATTCTTTGGATCTGTTACTCACCCCGTCAAACGACCCCAGAATCGCTAACGGTGCGAGTAAAATTGTCGTCTATAAAGTGAATGACAGCACGCAGTCGACACTCCCCCTCCCCAGCGCGATCCCCTCAGATATCGTCACTCTCAGCTCCAGAAATTTTGGCGCAGATGAAAACAATTTGACCGCCCTTGTCAGTGAGGGCGCGGTCCCAGATGAGAATGCATTTCGTGTGGGATCGATTGATGGCCCTTTCACTTTGACTGGCGGTGAGACGCTGGTCCTTGATGTGAATGGCGTCACCTATACCTATACCGAGACTCTTGGTGCGGGCGTCCATACTACGGCAGCTCTAGCTACCAATATGGATTCGGGCGGTAACTGGGCGCCCTCTAAGCCCATTATTGCAGACCCTTATCCGGCCAGCCCTCTTAAGATTCGAATTACTCTAGACCCGGTAGTCGTAGTTGGCGGGGAGCTAGATTACGGATACATCAAAGTGGATGCTGCATCGACAATCGATACGATTGTGGGCATTACCGGAGAAGATCGCGGTCAGAAGGGCTCTCGCGTTATCACCTTCGAGAAATCTAGTGTTGAAGAGATCACTCTTGAGATGGGCGGCCCCGAATTTATGTCCATCAAATACGTTGGCGCTGGCACATCGTGTCTCGTTGATGTTTTGAGAGTAGCTGGAGAATTGAAATTCGTTACCACCTGCGCGGGCGCGGCTGTTGATGATCTCGATATCGTCCTTGAGGATGCAGAGGGCAGAAATAAATTCACAGTCAAAGAGCTTGTGGCTCAGATTAATGCGATTACTGAATATGACGCAGTGGTCCTTTTCGCTCAAGATCCAGAGAGAAATGCGAACCAAATGGATTATTATGACGATCTTGAGGTCATTGATGTCGCAGGCGTCTTAAAACGAGACGTTGTCGATATGGTCGACTTCATCAATACGTTCAGCGCTCTGGCAGTCGCAGCGCGAGAAGACAACGTGTATCGAGTCATTGAGACCTTTACCGATGCCCAATTATTTACGGGGGCGGTTGATGGCAGCGCGACAAATAGTGATTGGGCAGATGGTTTTAATGCCTTCAAAGAGGAACGACTTAACACCATAGTGCCCCTTCTTTCGGCAGATAAGGGGGCCGTATCGATCGATTCGGTCAATATCCTAGCCGCTAATCACGTTAAGGATGCCTGGTCCACTGTGGGCCGCTCAGAGCGAAATGCGTATGTTTCAAAGCTTACATCGAAAGATGAGTTGAAAGATGCAGCCAGAGCATTGAACACCGCGTTCGTTTCAATAACGGGCCAAGATGCCAGAGTGCTTAATCGGGATTCTGAATTGGTTTGGCAAGATCCTTGGTCGATGGGCTGTATTGCGGCGGGGATGCAAGCGGGCTCTCCTGTCGGTGAGCCAATAACCAAAAAGCTTTTGAACGTTAACGATGTTCGAGTTCGAGATGGCTCTTGGAGCCCTGGCCAGAATACTAATGAGATGATCGATGCAGGTATCCTATTCTCTCAACGGCTCGACACAGGTGGTCATCGATGGGCGGTCGGGAATACGACTTATGGTCGAGATCCTAGCTTCGTTTTCAATAGAATTTCAGTAATCGAGGCAGCGGGTTTTGTAGCCTTTGATCTTCGATTTAATTTGGACCTTGTATTTATAGGAACCAAGGCGAGGACGGGTACGGCTGAGGCGGTTGCCAACTTTGTACGAAACCGAATGTCCACGTATTTGACTGAGGATATTATTGTCGGTGACGATTTAAATGATGGGCTTGGCTACAAGAATCTTAGGGTTCAGGTTGAGGGGAATACTGTGATTATCAATGTCTCTGTCACTCCGGTACAGGGCATCGACTTCATCCTTCCGACCATCTATTTGGCAGATATTCGACAAAGCGCATAGCTTTAGGAGGAGATTATGGGTTCTCAAGTAATGACAGGTGCAAAGGCGATCTTCCGGCTTAACGGAGTCCAAGTCGCATTTGCCTCAAATTGCAGTTTCAATGAAAATATCCAGCTCGAAGAGGTAAATGTTCTGGATAAAATCGAATCGGTCGAACATGCCGAGGTCGGGTACCGGGTAGATCTCTCCTGCCAAACCTTCAGGGTTCAGAACCAGTCGGTTAAACAGCTTGGGATTATGCCTCGTCTTGAGGACATCCTAACCAGTGGAGCGATCACGGCAGAGGTTGTTGATCGCCAAACCAACTCAGTTCTTCTTCTCATGGAGGGCGTGAAGCTCGAAGCAAGGCAGACCACGGTGGATTCCCGAGGGCTCATGACCGAGACATGGAATTTCAAAGGAGTTAAGTCTTCTGACGAAGCGAACTAAAGTTTACTTTAGTTTATATGTAGAAATTATTAGATTGACCTAGGAGTGAAAAATGGAGAAGCGCTACAAGCTTCCCGACATGGAGTATAAATTCTCCGTCCAGTTTGTCGGGAAAGAGAGTGGAATCAATTGGGTTGGAGATTTCACCTATAAAAGACCGAATATCAACGAACGAAGTTTGATTGAGTTGATGAAAACCCGCCTCAACGGGGATCTCGTCACGATAGACCCCGACATAGCCTATCTAAATGCCGCACTTGCCCACCTTCGATTTACCTTAAAAAGTTCTCCAGAGTGGTGGAAGGACTCCGATTTCGGTGGTGCTCTATTTGATACCAACGTCATTGTAGAAATTTATAAGAAATGCATCGATTTTGAGACGGAGTGGAGTAATCGGGTATTGAGCGGGAAACCTGAAAAAGTAGAGGAAGGCCATGAAAGATCCATTGGCGATTCTACTCAATCAGCAAACGCTTAATAACGATAATCTTCATTTAATTGCGATTTCGAACATTAAAGATTCGGGAAGCAATCTTATTCGATGGTGGAGAAAAAAATATAAAGCCCCCGAAAAACAATATGAACAACACACGGTTGAGGAACTTGTGATTGAGCAGTTAGAGGATTTTTATGAAACGCATCCAGAGGAAGTTAATCGATTTTTGTCAGGTGTTGGCGATGTTGGTGAGGATTGGGATGGGACGATGTCTTCACAGTATGAAGCGGGTATCCAAAAAAATCTGGCAGACTTTTTCAATAGGAACAAAGTAGATCTATCAAAATATAAATCCGATAAGCAAGTTGATGAAGATGAAGAGAAAAATATTTTAGAGAACCTTGGAAGAAAATTACCTAAATCCAAGTTGGTTAGAAACCAAGACCCAGGGGAATTCGAGGACGTTTTTTAAATGGCCACAGCAAAAGTCATATTATCAGCCGATGTAGCGGGCTTAAAAGCCAAGATCGAAGAGTCTAAAAAGCTCCTCACTGACCTCGGATCGGTAAAAATCAGTGATCAGTTTTCCAAAGGGTTAAAGAATGCTCTCTCCAAAGACCTGGCAGAGGGTGCGAAAAAGTTAGAGAGAGAGATTGGTGGAATACAAAAGGCACTAAAAGCGGTCGGCGACGCTGGAGATAAAGCCTTTGATGATACAAAAATAAAACAACAACTCCAGTCAATGTCGGAGATGAAGCGCCGCCTGAAAGATATCAACGTTCTACAGAACCAAATGAGTGCTGGTGGTGCCGGCGGTGGTGGGGGCACTGGAGGCGGCGGCGGTGGAGGAGGAGGCGGTGCTCTTGGTGGGATAATGTCAATGATCCCAGGAGGCAGGCTCGGCAAAGAACTTTTAGCCTTGGTTGGTGGCACCGCTCTTGTTGCGGCATCTAACAGGCAAATGCGAATCAGTCAGGAGCGACTTGGTGTTAGCGCTCTAACTGGTGGTGCGAACGCTTCAATGGGGTCCAATTTTGGATTCTCAGAATCAGAAAGACGTCAAAGGACGAAGGAGATAGCTCGCGCAGTTGGCCGAGACATGAGCCAAGAAGAAATTAACCAAATGGTCGACTCTGGCGAAAGAGCGCAGCGCGCTTTTGGTGTGACTTCTGACACTCAGGCCTCACTCACAGGGGCGCTTAGAAAGACTGGTGGGGATGCGAATAAAGGATTCACGAAGGCATTAACAGGGGCGGTCAATGCTGGACTTACCGGGAGTCGGGTAACTGAATTTTTACAAACGATAGCCCAGGGAATTACTCAGATGGGCCAGGGCGTGGACATCAATTCAGATTCCCTTATGGGATTCGCGAGTGCTTTGGTTTCGCTACCATTTTTTAGCAAAGATCCCGCAAGAGCAATGCGGGCAGCCCAGTCATTAAATAAAACTTTTCAAAGTGGTGATCGATTTCAGCAAGCTCTTGTTACGAGAACACTCCAAGAGACCGCAGGCGGGGGATTAAGCCCAGCGGATATCGAAGTTAGAAGAAGGGCTGGTTTATTTGGAGGTGGGGGTACTGACAAAATGGATGGCGCCAGTGGGCTAGAAGGCGTTGCTGGGATGGAGGGGACAAGAAGAGCGCTTAGGATAGATCCAAATAAAATAATTAAAAATCTTTTTAGCAGGATCGTTGGAGAAGGAGGAGAGCTTGGCGGATCTGAACAGCTTTTACGATTTCAAAGTGCTACTGGACTAGATTTTGGTGCCGCAAAAGATATTTTCGGGAAAGTAAGTAGAGATGAAAAATTAGATAAGGTTGATATAGACAAGCTTAAAAAAGGTGCGCAGACTCCTCAGGAAAGATTAAATCAAACCTTTGCCGGTCTTGATAAATCGATGGCCCTTTTAAGCGGAGAAATTTCGGTATTGACTGAGACGTTAACAAAAACTCTTGCTCAACCAATTAGCGCGCTAGCATCTGCCCTAAGGGATTTAATAAATCCACAGAAATCGGTCAGAACAGAGTCAGAGAAGTTTTACGAGGCCGCCACTCAAATTAATAAGAAGCGACAGGTAGGGACACATCCAAAAACTGGGATGCCAATATTTAGAGAAGAGACAGAAGAAGAGGCTGGGAAAATGGCAGGGCTAAAGGCCGTCTTAGATAACAGTAGGACCCCCGCTGGGAAAAGGATGGCCAGGATGAGAGAGGTCGGGGCAGGTCGGGCTGATATCCCTGGGATATCTCGCGGATCGGCGGAGTGGAATCCCATCGACCTCATAAAGGCTGTGCAGGATTTAACGGTTCCTATGAAGTCCTTAGCGATAAAGAAGAAAGAAGGCGTAGATAAAAAAATTCCAGCAACAGCCATGCTCCAAGAAGCAAAACACGGGTGATAATTGGCAACGGAACCTTTAAAAACAGATAAGGGAAATAGAAAAAATCCAACATTTGGACAATTCCCAATCTCAGAAAGGCTTCCGGCTTCTCGAACGACCTATTGTCGTCTGGTCGTTTTTCATTATACGAGACAAAATTTTGGAACAGCGTCAAGCATTCGAAACAACCTCGTTGGCCCTCCGGTAGATGAGAGTACGTTTGATATTAATCAATTTACTATCGAAGAAGAAATCTTTTCCGTCACCACGTCGAAGTCTTTGGATAAACCTGCTGGCACTTTTAACATCTCTCTTTTCCCGACTCAGAACTGGAAAGAAAAAATAAGTCCAGGGGATTGGGTTTGTATTTATTTTTACAACCAGCTTGAGACGGGCGACTCGGTAAATATAGATACGAGAAATTTAATCATGTTGGGCAATGTTGATCGGGTTTCTAGGAACCTCAATAAAAATGAGGATGACGATAAAATTCAATTGCGTTACGAGGTCGCGGGTAGAAATTTTGGCAAAGCCTTTGAGGATATGAATATCTGGTTTGATCCCTATGCGAACCAAGAGAATATTTTAGACGTTGCCTTAAGAACAGCGGGTCTTGAATTTATTGGGAATCCAACGAAACAGGTGAGTCAATTATTAGATGTTTTCATGGGACCTGGTGCTTCTTTCTCTACAGGGAAAACTACGCCGTTGAGACAATTTAGAATTCCCAAAGAGTTATCAAATTTATTTGGTGTGGCAAATATTAGTCTAGTGAAAGACGAGAGGGGGTTCACTTTAGAAGCATTCGAAGAGTTCGCCATAAGCAAAGACGAGCCTGTTCTTTACGATATTATTAATAAAAATATTGAGCCTGGTCTCCCAGGATTTAGGGCTAGGAACGTGATCTCAGCCGAAGATAATGGCAATCTTTGGGAGAATATTCAAAGAGCCTCGAACGATATCGTAAATGAAGTTTACCTAGAAGAGGTCAGACAATCGGATGGGAGCGCCAGGCCTACGATTGTTTTAAGACCACGACCAATTAATACACCATTTTTCGATGAGCAATTTGGGAATGAGATTGAGGCCAAGGACGCATTAAATGGGAAATTTAAAACGCTGCAAAATTTAGCTGATGATGAGGTCGGGAGCTATGTCCAAATCTCTGGGGGAGAGATCCTTTTTGAGAATTTGGGCAAAGACGATCACTCAAGATTCAATATGTTTTGGATTTTGTCCAATCGGGCTCAGCAACATCTGAAGAGCATCTACTCCAATCTTCGGGGGAGAAATATAATTGGGAATCCGTTTGTTCAAAGAGAATCGGTTAATCGATATGGTCTTAAAAAATTTCATAAGGTCTATGAGTTTGACATGGTGTCTTCAACTAGTGTGAAGGGCGGGGAACCACAAAGCGCGGTCAAGCTATTTAAGGCATTCATGGTTCAGCTCTACGATCAAAATTTTGCAAATCATCTTTATGAGACCGGGACGATTGAGACTACGGGAGTCCTTGAGGCCGAGCTTGGTAAGGCTTTAAGGATACTGCCAGATAAGGGCGCAAGCACTCCTGAGAGGATTTTTTATATTCAAGGGTATGAGCACGAGTGGAAATTTCAAAATACGTGGAGAACGACCTTCTCCGTGACCCATGGTCAATTTAAAACCGATGATTCGAATATTTTTATTGATGTAATCGATGATAATAGGGATTTCGGAAAACAAGATAGTGATTTTGATTCCACCTATATCGCCAAAACAGAGACGAAGAACAAGGATAGCGTCCAGAAGAAAGGTGGGAAATGAGATACACGAAAGACGGCGCGGCTATCCCATCTCATATCAGAACGACTCGGCGTAAGGGCGTTGATGGGCATTACCAATCCTTTAGGCTCACCAAGGGTCACATTGTCGATGTGGTTTATCCCGAAGATAATAGGAATCGCAGCGGTCGGGAGATTGAGTATATCGTGAGTATCAATGGGAGACGCGTCCCAGGAGTGCCGGACATTCGAGAGCGTGGGGCGATTTATAATTACTCAGAGAGGGTAAGAAAAAAATTTGATAAATCTTTTGAGGCTAAGTCTGCCAGAGACCCTTCTACTTTGCCAGAGAACACGAACGCAGAGATTGTTTACGTTCTCTTTTTAAATGGGGATGAGGATTTCCCGATCATTATTGGAGCGGCAGAGCATCCAAAGCATGCTGAATATACGCAAGCGAGTAAAGCGGACGGGGAATTCCATCGAGACGAGTTTTTGGGTGTCGAGGTTAAGATCGACAAGGACTCAAATTATACGATCACGCAGTTAGGCCGGAGAGATGCCAATGGGAAGATAGAGAACGAGGCTGCAAAGGGTGCCATTTTTAAGATGCACGGAACGGGGGAAATCGAGCTTATAAATAATAAGGGTGAAAGATTTTTTCTTGGAGAAGACAAACAAATTTTAGGGGAGGGGACTGAGCCTATTTTATTAGGGAACACGACGATCACTGATTGGGATACCTATTTAGGTACAGCGATCGCTGGTATTTTACCAGGGTCTCCAGGACAAAATGCTGCGTCTCTCTTAGCAATTAAATCGGCAATGACAACTCTGAAAGGAGTCTTGAATAGTTTCAAGAGTCCAAATTCTTTTACGGATTAATCATGGCATTAAATAAAACAGATTTAAGGACCGCTTTGCCTCTACATAGGCACGTATATAAGACCTCAACTCGTGGAATTCTTCATAGCCCGAGTGCCCGGATGCCAAAACAGGTCTACCAGTCGCAGGGACCACTCCTCCTTCTCTCGCCCTGGGGGATTTCCCGGTCGTTCCCGAAATTGTTATGTCTTTTAGAATTTGGCCATGATGCTCTACGACCACGCCCCGAAACGTGGGGGTTACTTCGATGGCAAAGATTTCATCTTGAGTTAATTCTTGAGGGTTGATCTGAAGCCTAAACTCTTGCCACTTTCCCTTATCGTTTTCATTTGATGGAACGGCCTTTGTAGTATTTGAACCCAACGGGACCCGATAAACCTGGAATGCATATCCGGGACTAGACCTCCACCCGCCGCTTTGGAAATCGGGAACGTTCGTGATCTTGGTTACAGGTATCCCATTCCCAATCGTTGCCGGGTACCTTGCAGTGGCCTTTTCGGGTTGACCTATAGAGGCGAAAATACCATTTTTAATATTATCGCCAAGCTTTACAATGCTCTTAGCTATCTGATCAACGCCAACATCTATCGTGCTTTTTTGAGCCATTAGGTCACACTCCCGGTTCCAGATCCGCTACTTGATGCTGGTGATGGCGACGTTACAGGAATGGTAACAGTGGTCGTTACCGTCCCGGACTTCACGAAGGCGTCCATCGCGTCTGCTATTGTCGATGCCATAGCCAAAATATTATCCCTGGCAGGTTTACTCGGCCCCACTTCTCCCGTGTCGTCTGCCCCAAAAGCTGTTTCTAACGCGGTCCTTAAATCTGTTTTATTTAATGCCATGATTAATCCGTAAAAGAATTTGGACTCTTGAAACTATTCAAGACTCCTTTCAGAGTTGTCATTGCCGATTTAATTGCTAAGAGAGACGCAGCATTTTGTCTTGGAGACCCTGGTAAAATACTAGTGATTGCTG